TGGGTAACCAGCAGCGGGGCAAGGACTTCACAGGCAGAGCTGGTCCTGGGGCTCGTAATAGAGCGTCAGGGTCTGACCAGCGGACAGTATGCAGACCTGTCATGGCTCTCGCAGCACCAGGTAACCCGGCGAATTGCAGACCTGCATAACGCTGGCAAGGTATACCCGGACGGTGTCGCTAAGTATGAGGGTCACAGCCAGCAGCGATGGTGGCTTGGAACAGACCCGAAAGGCGTGACGTTCAGACCGCACTGTAAGAGCTGCACCTGTGAACCCACGACAATGATCGAGGCAAGCCCCGGCCAGATGAAAATGACATTCTAAATCGTACATTGGGAAACAGTCTCCACAGTTTAGAATGTATTCCAAAGAGGGAAAGAGTTTGGAATGCCTAAAATAAAGATCGTGGTTCCTGGGCTTGCTGCACCTAAGTCACTACGTGTGACAAGGTACGGAGCCTACAATAACAAGCGTGTTCGTTCGTGGATGGACATTGTCAGGGACACAGCGTCCACGGAGAGACCGCCGAAGGCTCCCAAAGGTGTCCCACTATCACTTATGCTCGACGTGTGGCTCCCATGGCCTAAGAAAACTGCGAAGAAGGTGATTTCAGCAGACCCTTACGCCCTGCACACGAAAAAGCCTGATGCAGACAACCTGCTCAAGCCTGTCGTGGACGGGCTGACGGAAGCAGGGCTCTGGGAAGATGACAACCAGATCGCCCAGATGTTTGTTGAAAAAAAATACTGCCCCCGTGGAGAAGAGCGGATCGAAGTCGTCGTTAACTGGCTGAATTAATATCCATGTCTCATCGTAAACGGGTAACACGACACAAATGCGTATACCTGAAATACATGCTGCACCAAACTATCAAGTCACTGTCCGCACTGTTTCGCGAGTTTCCTCGCAAATGGGAGTAGTAGATTGGACTGGTTAGTTCAGCACCAGAAATTCTTAACACGCGTTACTCCACTACTTATCAGCATAGCTTTCATTGCAACAGGGCTTGTGCTATGGGCTACCGGAACATTCAACATCGAGACGGTTGGTTACGCCAGCATCTGGCTCCTCTCATTCATCGCTGCTGCCCTGATTTTCCTGCCCGTCAGTGCATTAGCAGCCGTCTGTGTGGCAGTTGCAGTTGACCTGAACCCCTTTGTGGTTGCTGTCGTTGCTGCGTCTGCCGAATCCATAGGTGAACTGACAGGCTATCTTGCTGGCATGGGTGGTAAGTCCTTCTTTGAACATAAGCGTTTCTACCTACGGTTCAAGAACCTGTTCGAGAAATACTCATTCCTCTGCTTGCTCATTGGCAGTGCCATCCCGAACCCACTCTTCGATGTCCTTGGCGTGGCGGCTGGCAGCATACTCTACCCTGTCCGTAAATTTTTATTGCTGGTCTTCATCGGCAAAACCTTAAAATTTACATGGGTAGGATTAAGTTGCTACTACGGGGCAACATGGTTCTAGGCACGTTCCATCTGGCTTACATATAGTTTTCTTGCTGCGTAAGCTGCGGCAATGGCGACCAATGTAAAAGCAAATAACCGTTTCATTCTTTCCTCATAACTTTTCTGTATGCCCAGCGAGCCTTCACTACAGGGTAGCCTATAACAAACCGTATCTTTCGCAAGAGCCACCCTATTCCAGCCCTGATCTTCTTGACGAACAGATAGTCTCCCTGCTCAGGCCATGCCACCCAGCTTAAGAATAAACCCACCTCGTAAAGCACGATGATCGGGACAGCAAGTAATGTCTGGTTGAATACATCAAACGTGGGGGTGATGATGGCACTAAGCACAAATGCTGCCACCGGAACATACTTCCGTAATCCACGTAAGCGCAGGTAGGAAACGATCTGCATCTTGGCGAGCAGGTACATGGTGATAGGTAGTTCAAAGACTACGCCCAGCCAGAACACCATCGCTGTTAATAACGAAATGTATTCATCAAGGACTATGACAGGGACGGCAACGCCTGTACCGAAGTTAAGAAGGAAGGCTAGACCAGTAGGAAGCAGGACGAAGTATGCGAACGCAGCACCGAATAAAAAACAGACGACGGTAGCTGGTAGGAATACAACCAGAAACCGCCGTTGCTGAGGAGGAACCAGCGAACTAAATAAAGTGTAGACACTGATTACTAAAACAGGGAGAGATGCAATGACTCCCCCTCTAATAGCAAGCTGTATGGTTGCCCCCATCATCGACGTAGGCGAAGTGAATATAGGAAGGTTGCCCTCGAAGGGAGAAAGATTCCCCCCTGCAGGAGCAAGCAGTAAACCAAAGACTGCTTCCCTGTAATACCACGTACCGCCAGCACCAGCCCCGAATGTAAAAAGAATCCAGAACAGTCGTATTCTTATGCGTCGCCCTAATATGCGCGAAGCAGTACGACCGACTTCACCTATGCCCCTGTACGGGGCAAGCATTAAGTGTCCTTCTTAGGCTTTGCTTTAGAGTTGCCTCTTCGTAACCAAGTTGCCATCCAGCCACCGCCACCCAAAAGGACGACAGTAGAGGCAGCGACGATGCCTACTAAAACCCATTCATTCATAGGAGTATTCCTTGTTTATTGTTGCTCTTCTTCAGTGAGAGCATCTATCTTGTTTTTTGCAACTAAGTTACTCAGTCGCAATCGTCTAACTTGCTTTGTAAAATCACGCATCCCAGCTTTTGCTGTAACTGCTGCCCAAGTATTTACAAACACAATCCCCCGTGCAGCACTGGTGGCTGAATCAACTGCACCTCCAACCAAGAAGTCAAAGGCGCGAACAACTATAAACGAGGCCGCAATCGACCCTAGTGTATAGCCCAGCAACCAGCCCATTACTTATCCTTCTTCTTCTTACCTTCAAGAGACTCTAACAATCCATCGACCATCGAAAGTCCTTGAGATATGTACGATGTTACCATGTTCTGAATTGGTCGTAACCCTGCGGCTTTTGCTCGATCTTTAAGTTCGGCAAGAGACTCGACAAGTTCACTGGGGCTTATCCCATCCCGTCCCTCGACAGTCAGCAGAGGCTTCTCTTCAACGATCACCTCTTCTACTACCGGAGCCTCTTCTACTACGGCTTCTTTTACAGCAGTAGGACTCTCAACGGTAGGGTGTACCCTACCTTCAGGGGTATCTGTTGGGGGCTTTGGTTTGAAGTCATTGATTTCCATTACTTCCCCTTACCCTTCTTCGTACCCTTCTTTGGCGGACGGCCTTTCTTACTTCCGTAAGTACCTTTACCTTTTGGCATAATATCCTCCTAGATGGTTATTGCCAGATAGTTAATCACATCCCCGTTAGTTCCAGCGTCTGCATAGAAATCGGAGAGGTCACCGGGAGCCTCTTCAGCATCATGTCTGAAAGTAAAATCTCTGGTAGTTCCCTTTGTTATGGAAGGAGTGTTGTTGCTGGCTACAGTGGAGTCACCAACGTAGAGACTGCCCGTGTTGGCAGACGGTACGTCCAGCAGCAGGTACTTGATAGGGGTTGGAACCGTGGTGAACCGGACTGCAGTTCCTGCAGATGCTACGGTCACCCTACCATGGATAATCCCTGCCATTACTTCTTAGCCTTCTTCGTTGCTTCCTGCTCAATGTTCTGAGTCATCTCAGCCCTCATCCTAGAAGCAGCAGCTATAAGTAACTCCTTATTGAAAATAGGGTCTACAGTCCGAACTACGTCTACGTCCTGCATTGTTATCGTTATGTTGTTCTCTGTGGTCATGGTAAATCTAATACCGTCCTGTTCGTCCATGATGTTGTATCTTCATCCCAAGTATAAGCCACATAAAAAGTTGGCGGGTCTGCATCCTCAAGTCCAGCGTCGCTAGGCACAGGTATCGGGGCTTCCCATCTCCATGTAGAAGTATTCAAAACCCATGAAGGGTATTCCCCGGACGGATAATAAAAAGCATCGTTGGTCGAATCGTACTTCATGGTTTTAACAGCGTGGTCAAATTTTCCAGTGGACTGAACCCAGTTGGTGTCCTCTCCAACTAGTTTCTTGCAAAAGGCTATGCCTGTTGCTTCATCAGGGGCATCGCTGTCATCAACTACTATTACGTTAATAACAATGTTGTTGTCGTCAAGACGTGCAAAATCTACCATTATTGATACTGATACTTTATTATCACTAAACCAGAGCCACCAGAGCCACCACCGCCACCAAATTGCGATCCACCTCCGCCTCCTCCGCCTAAGCCATTAGTTCCAGAGGAACCGTCACTACCACTGCTGGTTCCGTGGGGAGTAGTCCCGCCAGTACCACCACCTCCAGCACCACCCGATCTCCCGCCGATGCCCAACCAAGCCTGATAACCACCAGCACCGCCCCCACCGCCATAAGTTACTGAACTGCCTGAAAGACTATTAGCAGCACCATCCGCACCGTTGCTATGAGCATCAGCAGCATCAGTACCGGAACCACCGCCTCCAGCACCTAGCGTGTAAACAGCAGGTTGTCCATCGCCGCCATCTCCACCAGTACCATCTCCTGAACCCCCGGTATTAGTCCCAGAACCTCCATTACCGCCTCCACCACTTCCATTGGTGGCATTACCATTTTCACCACCACCGCCACCAGCACCCCCAGCACCAGAAGTAAGCCCAAGGGCTTCTGTGTCGCCATTACTTCCACCAACAGTGATTGTGTGATCTCCGAAGGTAGCTACTGCAAGACCTGAAGCGGTGAGTAATCCTCCGCCACCACCGCCACCGCCACAGCCGGGATAACCACGAGAGCCACCACTGCCGCCACCACCGATCATCAGGTATTCCACAGTGTTATTAACCCCCGGATTGGTAACAGTAAACGTCCCTGAACTTGTAAAGGTATGAATTTTGTAGTCACCAGAGGTTGAGACAGAACCGCCAGTAGCAACCTTGTAAGCCGTTAGTGATACGCCACCACCTGAGCCAAATCCTAGTACCTGATATCCAAATCTACTCATTTAAGCATCCGTTGAAGCCTCCGTTGTGTAGTGAAGTTTGATCCCTATAAGCCGGGCATCTGCATTGTAGTCATCGGAGCCAGTCTGTCGAGACAATTCAAAGAATACTAATTCATTATCGGCTGCTGCTGTAATGGTTACGTTTCCACTTGTCGCACTAATGTTCAAATCTTCTACCGTGCCACTATGCGCTTTAGCTGTGGCATTGGTTGGGGTAGGGAAAGCTGTATCAATTAAATCCCCATCTCCCATAGAAATACCCGCTAACCCCCAACATACAGTACCAGTGTTAGTGCTTGATGCTGTCCAATATGCCGTAAAGGTGACAGTTCCTGCATCCCATGACTTAGGAAATACTACTTGGAATTGTGCTTTTTCTACGCTAGACGTATCAAAATCTAAAACTCGTAGATCGGGACGATCAGCCGTTGTTTCAACAGACTCAATATCAGCACAACCACCTGACTCAGTTGGAGTCATGGCAGCAGCAGGAATCCACATATCTTCTAAGCCAACCTTTTTGACTACGCTTCCTTCAACTGAAAGTTCACCACTGCTACCACTCAACGTAGTGGCTGTTGCGTGTCCTAGTTCAATCGTTGAGCCTGTTGTTAGCACACCAGATACATTCAAGGTTCCGTTCAGGTCTACCGCTGTGGCGGTAAGGTCAATCTCATCTGTTGCTGCGATTGATAAGACTGTTCCTGAAGTACCTTGAATAAACTGGGTGGCATCATTGAACATAAGTTTGTTTGTACTGTTCAACGTGATACCAACATCATCAGTGTGAGTCAGGGTAGCGTCACCATCTGCACCAAAAGCAAGTACAGCAGAGTCTGATGTAAGTTTCAGATCATCGGCAACGGTTACAGCACCTGTGCCGTTAGGGGCTATTGCTATGTCCCCATTCGACCCGTCAGTTATTGTGATCGTTCCGGTGGTAGTGTTCCCGGTTGCAAGAGTTAAATCAAAGTTTCCGCTGGACTTGAGAGTACCCGCAGCAGCCCCGGTTCCCACTACAACCGTACCGTTTATGGCGACTTCACCATTCGTGGAGTTAGTTATAGTCTCGTCATTCTCTAAGATAATTCCTGTAGAGCCAGTGATATCTATACTTGTAGAAAATACCCCGGCAGTCCCTGTAATAGCAGCAGCTACAAAGGGAGCAGCGGTAAAGTTAGCTAAGTTCCCTGTTGAAGTTGCCGTTGAAGTAGTCGTTCCGACTGTAAAACCAGTAGCACTTTCGTCCCACATAAAGATTGCATTATTACCTGTGGAACCACGCTCAATAAGAAGCCCTGAGTCATTCGAGTTACTACCATCAGCCACCCCATTATTTAACTCAATCAGAGAATCTTTAACCGTTGTGTTTGTTGTATCAACAGTTGTTGTAGTTCCATTGACGGTTAGGTTTCCAGCAACAGTTACAGCACCAGCAAAAGCAGCCGAAAGATCATCACTAAGAGTCAGGGCAGTCGCTAGGGAGTTTAGTGAACTACCCGACCCTGCTGCATTAGCAGTTTGGAATACGATGTCCCCGCCTGCTCCAGAGCCTTTACCCTGACCGCCTTGGAACGTTAATGCCCCACCAGCTATATTGTTAGTCGTTCCAGCCGTTGTAGCACCTGCCGACATAGTTAATGCTGTACCAGCAGCATCATGGGCAGAAGCGGTTGGAATTAGTTTATTGCTGCTGAATAAAAGAGTGCTTTCTGCTTGGATATTTCCAGTTCCATTACCCGTGAGTACAGCATTTGTTAGGAGAGTTGAAACACCAGTTCCGCCATGTTCGACACCTACATCTGTACCTTCCCAAACACCAGTTGCAATAGTTCCCAACACGGTAATCGAACCCCATGCAATATCAGTACCGTCAGATTTCAAAACGGTATTCGCGCTACCCGCAGCTAAAGCAGTAGTGGCAGCAGAGGCGTTACCATAAATTACGCTCCCTCTTGCTAGTCCATCCAGAACATTTAGTTCTGCTGCGGTAGAGGAAACTGGCGTACTTGCCAGAACAAGCTGTCCGTCTGGAACAACTATTCTGGCTGCACCGTTCAGGATCAGATCGTCTTCAGAGGCATCCCATGTCATATTTGCAGAAGCTGCATCCCCATAGAAAATTACGTCATGGCCTGCGTCATCCACTCCAACAGTCAGTGTCCCTCTTTGGACAACACCGTCAGCAGACGTATCCCATAGCCAGTACCTACTGGCTGTATCCCCGAATAACTTTACATCGTAGCCAGTATCATCTACTCCGACACTCAACGTACCTTTTACAACCGTAGTCGTTATATCTGTACCGTCACCAATACCGATGTTCAGCGTTCTTGTTCCTGCTGTAGCGATATTGATTGTCTGGTCTACGTTGTCGTTACCAATACTCAGCGCACCACCGCTGGAATTAAGTTCTATTACTCCACTTGCATCAAGGGCAATGGAAGCCGTGTTTGCTGTTGTTATTGCACGAGCATCACTGATGCTGATAATAGGATTGCCGCCCTCTTGTAGGGCTACTCCACCTGTGCCGTTGAGGGTTAAAGCCCCTGCACTGGTTGACCATGTAGCAGCAGCGGCAGATGTGATAGTAAGTGCGCCAGCAGATGTTGCAAGGGTTCCTGCATCTGTAAGGGTAATGTCACCCTCAAGGAACAAGTCCTGCCACGCTGCTGAAGCAGAGCCTAAGTCATATGAATCGTCACTGGCAGGTATAAGGTGACCTGTCGGAGTCCACGTAGTGTCCCAAGCAGGAATTCCACCAGTTACGGTAAGAACTGCTCCCGTTGAACCAATGCCTAGTCGAGAAAGCTGCGTACTGTTCGTAGCGTAAAGAATGTCTCCCGTAGCTTGGGAGTCAAATACGTGACCAGCCGTACTCTCATACTCAGTTTGAGATAATTCAGAACCTACCACTTTATGTTTGAATTCGTTAGCCATACCGCTTCCTTAGCTGGTTAAAACCTCTGTGAACTCTAAGTCAAATACCCTGACTTGGTCAATCGGAGTACCCCTCAAAGGGTCTACTCTTCCCGATATAGTCCGGTCTAAATATTTTAGCGTAGCGTTCAAACTTTCCCCATCAGGCGTGACAAGCTGAACGAACGGTTGCTGCCTCAAAGTCGTCAGCTTACTGATATCCGCAGACCTGAGGGTAGTCTGTGGAACACGTCTCAATTGTAATGTCCGCTTGTCTCCCAGACGAACCGATGCCTTGAACCTTCGTACATCTGTCTGGTTCCAGACCGTATTCAACACTATCGAAGTGACTGTTGGCGGTTCGTCACTGGTGGAATCCGAAGCAAAACTAAGCCTGAACCTGATTCTCTTGAAGGTCACAGGCGTAGATGTGACAGAGGCTTTTACTTCCTGTGGAGAGGTATCAAAGACACCGTCATCACCCCAGACTGTCCATCCACCTGCATCATTATCTGTCGCGTCATCCTTCTTGTAATAGACGGTGACATACTTCTCTCCAGAAGCAAAGTTTCGAGACCCTAGAGTCAGCTTACTTGCAGCCTTTTCAACATCGGGATAGTTGAAGTCAATCCACGGGGTGTAAAACTCTCCTGTCTTCCTGACAGCAATAGTCGCAGAGCGTCGCGGATTCTCATTGTCCCTTGGAATCTTCAGTCTAAAAATTCTAGGCGCATCTTCATCTGATGCGTCAATGGTGTTATCTGTAAATGATCCCATTGCAAACAGGGACGAATTAGTTCCGTCATCGTATCTACCTATCTGGTCAATCTGAGACAGGGTAAACGAACTGATCGTATGCACAATAACGTCCCTGTCAAAGTCAGCAGCATCCTCAGGCTTCTGGCTCTTGATAGTGAGCAACCTGACCGAAGTAGAAATACCAGCCGTACTGAAGTTGAAAGGGAAGGTATACGGAAACGAACTCAATGTATTTGCAGCGTTGTCAGCAAGTGCAATGAATACGTTAGACCTGTCCTGCGCTATTGCAGAGACCTCACCACCAAATCCCTTGAATGCCGACGCTGTAAAGATATGCGTCAACTCGCTCCAGTCATGTATCGGTGGCTGACCTGTTGGAGATATACGCCAGAAAGTCTGCTGACCACCTGATGCCCATATAGCACCACCACGTCCTATCGCCCGACGGAAGTTATTGGCTGAAGGGAAGAAGTTGGAGTCAGGCTCTATATCCCTGAACCTGTTGATGCGCCTGTCGTAAACATATAAGCCATCTTCCCTGCCGACGTAGGCTGTTCCAGCACCGGAGATCAGGCTGGTAGTAGTTCTGTCAATATCTCCTACCTGTATCTCAGCACCCCAGTTAGCAGTGTCAGATGGGTCTACGGTAAGTGATGCCTGATTAAGACGGGTCTTCATTAAAGCCCAGTCACCACGAGCATTCAGGACACGCGCTAACTTATTTGCAATGCGTGAGTTCCCTGAGTTGGTCGAAGGGTTAGAGAAGGTAGCCCCGTCAGCACTGAGAAGATAGTTGTTGTTATCTCCCCTGCCTACAATTAGATTGCCTTCATAATTCTCAAGTCCAGTAATTTCATCACTGCCATCAAGATATACAGGGAGCCATGCGTCATTGCTCTCGTCCCACTTGATTACAGAACGCCCCATCGAAGCGTAATAATTGCCCTCAAACTCTATTGGTCTTGATTTAAAGGCACTGCCGCCTGCAAGAATTACAGCAATATCGTCAACCCTGAACACGTCATCATCTACAGAGAGCGTGAAAGTAAACTGTACTGCCGACGTACTGGCGTGAAGTGTCCTGACAGCTTTCAAGAGAGTCCAGTCTGAAGATGTAGACGTGGAACTGTCATCGCTTCCTACCCCGTCTGCAATCGTAGCCTTGATATTGCCTGAGCCAGATACACGTTTAGCATAAGCAATAAGAGTTATTTGCCTGCTGGCGAGAACCGAATCTGTTCCAAGGTAATTCTGGGTACAGGTTCCACCTGCAGAAGTGGCGGCTATATTGAGAGAGTAAGAACCTGATCGAGCATCAGAGTTCACAGTAACAGTGGTATTGGAACCGTTAGTCCACCCAGTTGTCGCGCCTGTCTCTAATCTTCCGTTCTGAACGATAGCGTCTACTTCGTTTTCCTCATACCCCAGAACTAACTCATCATCGAACATGGCAAGCACACCGTCCGTGTAGCCATACTTCGGAAAGTTAACAAGGTCTGTAAAGCGTGACGCACCAAACCCAAGATGCCAATCGTTTTGAGAAACAACACGACCGAACTCAGGAGACTGGGCCGCATAGTTTACGTCTCCCTGTGGCTGCGGAGGCGGCGTTGGAGAGATGATTTCCTCCTCCCATCCACCGGGACGGTTTGGAGCGTCTCTCCAGAGCGACAGTCGCACCTTATTAGTGCTGCCATCAGCATTAGCTACGGTTATATCTGCGTTTTTACCTGCGGTAGCCATTAATACGCTGGAACCTTATACATAGACATGGCTGACATTGCGCCAGCACCTTCGTCAACACGATTCTTGTAATGCCTCCACCTGCGCTGTGCAGCGTTGAGACCTTCTTCAGTGAACTGGTCGATATCACCCTGCAAGAAACTGGTTGCAGCATAGGCATACAACCTCTGTAATTGCTGACCGTCAATCTCCATGGTGTCACTGCCTGAAGAGAGACTCGACAGCAATCCCATCCCAACGATCACAAGCTGCTTGGATTCTGGAATGGTGTAAGGAATGATGATGTCGTCACCTTCCTCGCGCCAGTTAGAGATAGGCTGGGCATGTAATCTTGGAGATTCAGATGGGCCTGATACTGCTATAAGTTCATCTGCATATATAACTAGGGCAGTGCCTGATGTCGCGTGTACTCCAACCCGGACAGAAGACGATACGTCCCCCAAGTTAGTAGATACGGTCAGACGTTCCCAACCACTTCCGCTGTGGGTAGAACCCGTAGTCGCACTCCCGCTGTCTACGCTTATTGCAGCAGATACACGGGAAGCAGTCTTACAGTAAACCCAGACCGATACGTTCAGTTCCTCACCGTCATATGCAGTAGGGCTGGCAAATGTCATGTAGGCAGTTCCCAGACTGGATGCGCCAACAACCATCTTGCCTGACTGATCTCCTGCAAAGACCATGTAGTTGTCAGGGGAAGTAGTCTCTTCCTCTGCTGTAAGCGTGATATTGCTGGTAGTCCAGTCAGTCGTTACCGTGCTGTTCTCGAAGTCACAGTTCAGGCTTCCGACTATATTGTCTCCATACCCTGAGGCATCTATTCGTTCCTCAACATATATCTTTCTGACAAAGCCCTGCTGGATACTTGTTGGGCGAGCGTAGTTACGCTGCTCCGGGTGTCCGGTGTGAGTCCTGTCGTGAACCTTTTTATAAAGGGAAGGGAATGCTTCCTGACGAGCATCATTCAGATGATCGGTAAGGATTGCAGGGTCGTACCTGTACAACTCAAAGTTCTTGGAGCCAGACTCTGCGGCAAGGCTTACTCCCCTGAGGTCTAATGCACCTGAAGAACCAGTGTGGTCTAAGACGCTGCGAGTAGTGCCATCATTCTCTGTGCCAAGAATTCGGGCAAAGGTATCGTTCAGGGTGTCATCGTCTTCAAAGTATGCGGTGAGACCCGTGGATATCAGAGCCGTACTCGTTGTGATATTCGTGGTGGTAGCAAAACTACCTATGTACGCTCCCATGTAACGAGCAAACTGAGGAAGCATTGTATTCAGCGTAGTTGTGGTCATTACTCATCTTTCTGACGCTGTCTATCTTGATAACGCTCAAACAGATGACCGACTTCAGTGTCAGTCATTATTTTATTGTGTGTCGAAAGTAACCCTGTATCATCGTCTTCCTTCAGGTAACTCAAATCCCACAATCCGGTAGCCGGGTTATAAGACATGTTGGCAGCAGGGATATTCGACATGATCTTTTGGTTACGAACCTTCGCCCTGCGAACATCCTGATCTTGGTCAGCCTGCTCACGGGCAGCTTCATAAGCCCTGTCACCAGCCTTCGTGTCAGTGGACACTCTGGCAACCGTATCTGCTGTCATAAGGGCAAGAGATTCCTGATCTCCATACCCCAACATGCCATCAGGCACGACTACAGTTCCATCAATACGCCTACCGTCCTTGGTAACAATACTGCTGGGGGCTTCAACCTCTGCCCAGCTAAGTTCAGGGGTAGTCTTATTGATGATCTTGTCGTTTGCCTTAGCCAACGGTATTCAATCCTGTTCCTGCGTTTGCAACCAGATCAGCAGTACCTGTGTCGGTAACAAACTCAATCGAACCAAATCCACCGAATCCTCTTCGAGCCATCTGCTTCCAAGGTTGTCCGCCTACTACTACCGCACCGTATCTGATCGAACGGTTTAGTGGGTGAATTGAATTCAAGGTTGTAGAAGAGTCGAGGGCAGCACTTACTTTGAGGCGAACCCAGTACAGTGGGGTATTGAATACCTGACCCGTACCTGCAAATGTACCGTCCCAACTTTTCTCTGTTTCGATAATAGTCCTGAGGGTATTTGACTCCCAGTCAGAAGGCTCTGTCCACGTTACGCTCGCGTCCTGAGCAAGGGCTGCACCGCCTGAAGCAGTACCATCCGTCTCTGCAATATCGCTCCACGCAGAGCCGTCCCAGTAATCGCCTGTCATCAACGACGCTGTTCCATTTACATCATCTACATCAACAGCCAACCCACGAATAGGAACAGCACACCCAACAAATAAAGCATCACCATTAGCGAGCGTACCCTGAGAGGACATCGTCACATCTGTAGAAGCGTCATCGTCTTGAGCGTTCTCTGAATAGTCAGTCCAACTAGCACCTGCATCCTGTGTCTTAAGGACACTGACCCAAGGGTTTATTGCAAACTGGACTACAGTAGCACTGGAACCTGCATTGTGTGCTTCCAGACTTACGAACTGTGTGTTAGTAGGTAAGCCTACCGTCTTTGCGGAGTTTGTTGCGGCAAGTCCGCCAGCGGTATAACCAGCACCACGAACTTCATAGTTGACTGCTGGATTCGTTTGAGTAGGCATCTATGACCTCTTTCTCTTGATTTATGCCGGGGGGACAAGCCCCCCGACCTTATTACTAACTGCTAACAATATACAACGTAACTGCTGTGGAGGATGTGCGCCTCCAAACCAATACTGCTGCTTCATTAGTTAGAACAGTATTTCCTGTGTCAGCCACAGTTACCCCTGTTCCCCCAGCGAAGGTAGCCGTCTGGTCGCCGTCGTTGATGTAATAACTGGTAATGGACTCGTTGTCCTTACCCAGAGGTACGTTAGCGATGATGTTCGCTGCGGTATCTGTCGTAACTGTTCCACCGCCAGTAGCGGATGTGTGAACGTTGATCCCAGCAAGAATATCTGCTGCTGCCAGCGTCATGTGCCGTGAGTCATCGTCTACGGCTGTAAGAATTTCTGTGTTTCGACCTGAGCGAGTCGTTACGGCGGCATCGCCTACAAACTCGATTGGGTCTATTGCATTCATCTTAGGCATAATTGCCTCCTGTGGCGTACCGCTTGTTTGAAACGCCTGCGCCTAGTAAAAGTAAGTTGGGGTGGAGCCGAAGCCCCACCCCTGAGAATCTGATTACGCTTCTGTAATACCAACAACTTGCCAGCCAGCAGCGGCTGAAACGCCGTTGCAGACTAGAAGAGCAGATTGGTTCTGGTCAATCACAACGACCGTCGTAGACGAGTCGCTCTGCTTAACCGTGATTGCTTCCGCAGCATCTGCTGCATTAGTAATCATACATTCGCCACCCTGAGTGCCAGTACCTGATGGCATATCAACCTCACGCGCAGACCCACCGGGGTCAAGGTTCTGATGATATGCCGATGCGGCAGTCAGTGTCGCGTTATCCGCCAGAGTCTCGGTGTTCGCATCTTTAATGCGAGGAATCCCGATGCTCATTACGAGCCTCCGATGTCTAAACTAGTTTGTTTGGTATTAGCTTTTTTAGGCTGAGTCTTGCGCGACCCTGCCTGCTTACCCCTCTTACCAAGGTTCTTGCGTTCTTCAGAGGCTTCAATCGCAGACTCATAGTCTTTGAGAGCCAACGGAAGGAAACCGCGCTCTAGTGCGGTAGCGAGTTGACCGGGGCGCACGTTGTGGATAACAGGTAAGTAAGTTCCATCTTTTTGGGGATGGAGGAGATATGCGGAATCCGCAGAGACAAAGTCCAAACTCTTAAGGGCTTCCTTAATGTCGCCAAAACGACCCTCGAACTTATCCAGCACCTCTGCAAAATTTGCATTGGAGCGCGCACGTTGGCGGGTTTCAATCGCCCATGCTTCTAAAATAAGATCGGGTGGACGGTCTAATTGAGTTACCACTTATCTACCCCTTCTCTTTCCTCGTTTACCACGTTTGCGCCCGCGGCTACTTTTAACGCCGGGAGTCGCAGCTAACGACTCCGTTTTGTCGGGTAATTCCGCAGGCAAGGTCTCTGAATACGCAGGTGTTGAACCTCCGGGGGCATGATGGATAAGACCCTGTTGTCCCGGTATCTGTACCCATACAGCCCTTTCACCTTCTTTAACAGGACGAACTTTAGCCAGCATGTACTGCTTGTCAGCAAGCGGAACACGAATCTGGTGTCCGTCCAGCGTGTCATACAGGAAGCAATAGTCGTCTTGTTTGTCGTCTACTGCGATCCCGTAATCTTCGCTCTGGCTCACGACGTTATTTCCTCGAAAGGATTGTGCGTCTCGCCATTGTTGCATAGGTGAAGTTGTCATTAGCTAATAGCATCTGTCGCTGAATAGACCTCAACAGCCCACTCATCAACAATTTCAGTTTCGCCCCAAGTACCGACAGTAACAATGTCAGTACCACGAGAACGAATGTCACGGTCGTCTTCAGCGTCGATCTCTTTTGCCATACAAAGTGCAAAAGCCTGAGGAGCAAAGACACAGCCCTTGGAGTCACCAGACCCATCACGGGAGATAACACCAGAGGAGTAAATCTGTACTCCGAATCGAGTTTCCTGACCACGCCAGTAGTTGTTGATGACATCGTCGGATGGGCCACTTGGGCGCGCACCAGCAGCCATAGTGGTAGAACCACCTGCCTGCAAACCAGAGTCATCTTCTACCAGACGACGTATCTGTTCCGGGTGTAATACAGCATTCACTCGACCACCCGGAGATGGGCCAAATGATGCGTTGTTGTCGGTCTGCATATATGAAACTGCGCCAGCAAGTTGCCTAAAACCGAAGTTAGAGCCAGCACCCGGCATTGAAAGCCCGGTAACTGAGTCAAAGAGGGTGACGAGGTCAGACTCACGGAGACGACCAAGTGCAAGACCCTGCATCATTCCAACTTCAGCGAGAACATCTTCACTGTTTTCACGCTGTAATACATCAGACACGAAAGTCAGAACACCATGCTCAGAAGCGGTGACGTTACGAACAGTCACTGAAACTTGTTGAGCGTTCTGAATAGTTACACCCTCAGTAAGGGCAGCAGCAGTGAGACGACCCCACAATGGGATGTTCTTCTGCTTCTCGCCTTTAGCAAGGTCGTATCGTGATACCAAGCTGGCGGTTGGGCCAGCAGGTTCCACGTTAGCAATCGCGTCTGCAATAACAGTTGCAGCCATACTCGACAGACTCGACGAACTGGATAGTGTCAGACCTTCAGCCATGACTTTCCTCTTTCATTATCGTCGCAACCACCCTTTCTCAGAGCCGATGCTTCGATACTCGTCGATGTTTATGTCGCCACGCTGAAATGCTTCCACGGCTTCTGACTTTGTCTCTATAGGAGATGTAGTCTGCGAAGGAGCCTCTTGCGTGGTTGGTGGCGGAGTCGCGGGTGCAGGAGTTGCTGCTGGAGCAGGAGCGGGAGCAGTTTTCAGGCGACTGATGTTGTTCTGCGCGAGAGTGTAATACTGCTCTGCAGTCATACCAGTCATTGCGCCTTCCCAAATACGGTTGTCCAGATGTGTCATCTGAAGCCCGTTCTGGGTAATTAACTGTGTCACGTTGTTGGCAAGGTTCAGTTTTTCATCTACAGAAAGTTCCTGTTGCTGCTGTTGCTGCTGTTGGGGAGCATCTGCTGGTGTCTGAGCCTTATTTCTCCAATATTCAACCTGTTCCTCTGGTTCCAACTGCTCAATTTGTGCCTGTTCCATTTTTGAGGTCAAATCCCTGAAGGGTTTTAATGCATCATCAACTCTGGAGTTCAGGTTGTCCTCAATCTGTTTCATTCGGTTCGCATTCCAATTGTTCTGCGTACCCTGATATTTATTGAAGACGTTTTCTATGTCACTAAGCGTTGGCCCTGAAGAAGCAGGAGCCTGTTCCGGTACTTTTTCCTGTACCTGTTCTTCTGCCTGAGCGGATTCATCCTGAGCAGCCAAAACTGTACTCGCTATTTCTTCCGCTGAATCTTGTGAAGCCGAAACTTCTTGTTTTTCGGTTGTCATGGCCTAGACCTTACCCCTAGAGGTTGTTTATATTCCCGATAAATTTACTAACTCCCGAAATAATAATCAATATATTCCGGGTTTAATCCCAAATCGTTCAAGTGGTAGTGGGCCGTTATACCTTATATCTCTTCCAGCATTTTCGTAATCGTTTGCTGGGTGTCGAAGCGTTGAGGTAAAGCCCCACCTATATAACCAAGCGTCAAGATTTTGATCTCTAGCCCTCATTTCTTTTCTGACATCACTAATATTATTCCTAAATGTTTTAAGAATTGGATTGTCTTCTTCTAACTTATCACGCACATCTTGATTTGTTTCTTCTAACCACTGATCCCAAAGTGCAGTAAGAACATCCCCGTTTTTACTACGCTCTAACACGGTCTCTTCTACATCTTTCCAGTAATGCTCGAATTGTCGTCTGCCTTGGTAATACTCGTAAACCATGGCAGGGAGTTGACGACCCTCAGCAAATAACTGCTGAACATAGCTATAGACTTCATCGCCCCATGTTTGTCTGAACTTTTCTATTTCTTTATCTCTTTTCCTGAAATTAAACCCATCCGCTTCTTCAAAGTTTTCATGTCCAGAAATAATATTCGTTATGTACTCAACATAAGCCACATCTTCAGGGGTGTCCGGGCCAAACCGTGTTGCATTCTTTGCAAAATGTTCATTGACAAGAGCAAACTCCCCTTGCTCGTTATATAACTCATTTTCGACACGGCTTCTACGTTGAGCATTTGCCCCCTTGAGCCAGATATTGCGGAACTGTGCAGGGTTAATTTGGTTTGCATCGAGATACGCTTGACCTTCAGCTAGTGCATCAGCCCATTGGTCATTTATATCTGAGTTTCTATCCCAGAAAGCATCAATAGCTATATTTAATTCGTCTCCAATATCACCCCGTTCCGCCTTCATAATTATTTCTAACTTATCAAGGGCGGCGGCATCTACTTCACTGATCTTCAAATCTTTATTGTAATTCCTGATCTTTGATTTCTGCAGCTTGTTCAGGTCTCCCCATTTTTTTCCGAAATTATCAAAGGCAATATCATCACGCATACTTCTTCGACGATCTGCTGCACTGGCAGGTCTGATGCGACCACCAAATACTTCAGCGACGGCTCCAACAGGGCCGACCCTGTAAGGAGAGTCCAGTATCGTTGCCTCAACCCAAATAGGTGCAAGCTGGCGCGACAGGTGTTCTGTCCAGTCTCCGCCTTCATTAAGCTGTTTGCCCATGAAGTCATGTCCGGTCGCTAAGTCCCAGCCCAACCCTCCAACAGGGGCTGATCTGCCACGAAGGAACCTGACTATCGGGCTGTCATCTTTGTCCCACAATTTGGCCCGTGCTTCTTCATCCCATGCTGTGTTGGAAAGTTTGCCTGTAAGACGAGCCATCTGTGTCCAGAAAGAGCCAACCCCAATCAAGTCATCTCCAACCTTAAATGTCATAAAGTCAGATTTAGACGGGTTTAACTTCGGCTCTTCCCCATGGGCTTTCGCTAATGCCCAATATGTCAGTAATCCTGCACCAGCCATGCCCGTGATTGCGCGCCTTGCAAACTCTCCTTCAAGCCCACCATCAAAGAAGTTCTTCATCAATCCCATAGATGAACGGGTATAACGCTGCGAGAAGAATAATATGTTTCGTTCAATAGCACTCTGGTTAGGAGAAATCCCTGCATCAAGAGGATTCAATGCTCCAGTCATCTTATTTACAAATGACCCTAAAGCACTAAGTCCCTGATCTCCGCTATGCTGCAAAGCGGTTTCGCGCATTACCCTGTAATACTCAATCCTTAGAAAGTCCCCCGGAGCAACATAAGCACGTTCAAATGGCTTCGCTATAGTCTTTACAATTTCATCAAATTCTCTTCCCGGTCTCCCAAGCCCCGCAAAAGCAGTCTGGTTTTGAACAGCTATGAATATATCCGTTGCATTTCTTGAAAGCTGAATACGCCCTTTACTTATGGCTTCTGAAAGAATTTCTCTATTTTGAATCAGGTTTCGCGTAAGAACTTCTGCGTTAGCCGTTGATTCAAATCCTTTCCCTACAGCCTTACCCCAGATAGTAAATAACTCCAACCCTTTTTTCGGGTTCTGTAGGAAGGTAGAAGCTGCGAACCCAAGTGCGGGAAGACCCTGAATCAGTGGGAACCCGAAGTCAAATCCTGTCTTACCAACCCTGATCGTGTCTCCAATCTCAGCGAGTTTGTCCATAGTATCTCCGCCGATACGTTTGGTTGCGCCAAGACTTTTCAGTATGTTCCCAAGTTCATCTTTATCTTTAAACAACAACCCGGCATAAGCTGGCATATCGACATTGAAATCTTTTTTAGGGTTGAAAGTAGTTTTATTTAAGTCCTTCATATCTGTACTGAAGGCTTCTTTTAAACTCTTAATTTCTGCCTTTCGGCTCTCAAGGCTAGTTAACTTATTTATCGCTTTGGCTTTTTGAGCAAAATGGGTCATCCCATTATTTTCAAGCCATTGGATGCTTTCTTCCTTGACTTTAGCCCATTCTCCCATTCCGCCTTCTGGATTCTTCTTGGTTTTTTTAAGTTTGCGACGTTTCCTCCCAAAAGTAGCAAGCACACCTTTTCGTACTTTGTTAAGGCGGTTTGTATCTATAACTTGAGCCTGATTGCCTTCCGCAAGTCTTCTTGCAGTTCTTGTTAATTGTTCATCACGAGCAGCACGGTATGCTCCACGGAGAAGGTTTTCCATTGACTGGAATGGATCATTAAGGGACAAGTTCTCATTATCGACAGCATCTTGTAATTTCTTGCGGGTTAGCTTTCTTGTCTGCAGGTTCATAGGCGTTGAACCAATAGCGGTTACACCTTCTCCTGACTTAGCCATGTTGAACAACCAGCTATCATCCATCTCAAGAAATCTTGGTGCATACATCATCCCGCGAACCGCATCGTCTGACTTGGTTATCCAATCAACCTTTACCCCTGCTTCCGACAGCATTATGCCTACATCAGCAGAATAGTTCTGATATGTCCAAACAAAGTTCGCAATGTCAGAATGCTTTCCGCCCTCAAAGCCGTCCCTGATAAGGTCTTCATTCTTATTGAGCATCCTGAAGCTGTTTTCACCCTTAGTTGCTCCTGTTGCTAGAACTGTTTTTCCCGTCTTTTTATTTTTGAACCTAGCGTTTCCAAGGTCTACATCTTTATAGCGAGATATAGTTCGGTTATCATTTTTGAATAATAATTCCACAGCATTAACCCATGCCATGCCGTCAAGTTTTGTGCCAGTGCCAGTTATTTGTCCGTATTCGCCAAGACCAAACCCTGACGCTTGTTTAAAGTTCCTGCCTTCACTTCCTTTGCGTATCTTTCCAAAGACTTTCCTTATTTTTCCTGCCACCCACCCATCTCCATAATCTAATACTTCCTCTCCTGTGCGCTCTGGAAAACTTTTTAACTTAAGGTCATCAAAGAGTCGAGCCATCGTATGAGCAATAGTAGCTTCAGAAATGGCAAGGTTTCTCATATGCCCTGCTGCACTTGTTCTCATCTCATTTGAAGTATCAAGCAATATATTCGGGCTAATAAGATTCAGGAATCCAGTTATGGTTCCCTTTATAACAGGAATATCAGGAATAGCAGATATGAACTGTCTAAGAGTGCTGGATTGCTGTTCATTAATAATGTCACCAGTCTCTCCAACTTGTTCAATAGGAAGGACGTTCCTGTTTTCAGTTACCTCTGGAACTTTCGCCTCTATATCTATATTTCTAAACTTACGAGTCAGACCCTTTGAAGCACCTACAGCTATATCAAGCCCGGTTGCTCCCATCACTCCTCGACCAAGCCCTCGCCCGACAGACCCAACTCCTGCCCTCAAACCTGTTCGTGCTGCAGTACCAACGGCAGAAGTTCCACCTGTAAGTATTGCGAGGATGGCATCAGGAAGTAATTCGATACCTCCCTTTACTCCAACAGAAATCTGATGTAATTTTCTATCTCCGCCAAGACCTATCTCAAAAGGCAATGTAACTTGAGTTGAAGGCATGTCTGTCTGGCGGAATGCTTCAGCAAGGTTTTGTGCCTGACCAGCTAAATTCCATGGCTGTGGATCGCCTTTCTCTTCTTCTATGCGATTTAAGTTAGCCTGAAAGCCAAATAAATCTCCGGGCGTAACTGCTCCTGCCAGACCGACGGCAGCACCACCAAAGGTTTCAATACCTTTTTGAAGATTCTCAAGAACGCCAAGACCTATTCCTGCCCCGGTTTCTAAGACACCAGAACCAAAGAACGAACCAAATTCTGGCTTTCCTCTTTTATCTACAGCAGCCGTGGGTGCATAAACATCTGCCTGCTGCACCCCGAAAGGAAGCCTTGATGGTCGTTGAGCAGTTTGTTGAGCCGTAAATGCTGCCTGCTGTCCTTGAGGAATAGTAGGGATAACTGGTTCGGCTAATGCAGTTCGAGGTGGCTGGTCGAGAATCCCTTGAGCCGCTTGACTTGCTCGCGCATATTTAGCCCTTCTGGTTAATTCACGTAAACGCCTCTGACGTTCTTCACGTTTTTCTCTCAGAGTCGCCAATTAAACCCCCTGAGGCGTAACCGTCTGCGCCTGTTGGAATATCTGGCTGGGAGTCTGGTAATTCTGAGCAGCCTGTTGTCCCTGATAGAAGCCAAGTTGCTCGTCAGTTAAGCCTGAGAGGTCTGCCATCGTGGGATTTGTTGGAACAGTAGGGGAACTCTGCGGGACATTCAGTCCGAATAGCGATGCAGGAATATTACCTTCAGGGCTGTCAGCTATGTTTTGCAGGAATCCACTCTGTCCAGCGAATCCTACGGCTGCGGGATTGCCTATGAAATTCAGGTAGTTCGCCATATTCTGCGGAGCAGCACCAGCCTGTACTTCGGCAAGTCTCTGTGTCGGAGTAAGTCCACCTCTCGCAAGAGAGTTCTGGAGAGCCATTGCCTCATTTGCGGTAAATCCAAACGGATTGCCCGGAGCCTGTGCAAGTGCAAGTTGCTGTTCTGGAGTAAGTCCACCACGAAGAATCGTGCTGATATCACCCATTCCCTGACCAAGCTGTGCTGCTTGGAATGGGCCTGCTGCAGCCTGAGCCTGTTGAACTCCAAGTATGTCCTGATATCTGGCATCAGGTGCTGTACTCAGCGCGCCAAATGGAGTTGCACCTGCCTGTGCTGCAACATTTTGCATACCTGTAAATTGTTCATTAGACAGACCATAAGGATTATATTGCTGACCAAGAATGGCTTCGGCATCTGTCAGCCTTTGCGCCCTGTCTGCTGCATCTTCACCTGCCCCAACATATCCAAACGGACTTGCGGCTTCTGCCTGAAGTGCCGCTGCTCCTGTAACCGCACCTGCCTGAGTAGTTGCTGCGGTAGTAGTAGCAGTTGCCTGCAACCCTGTAATAATTTCTGTTTTGTCCAGTTCAGTTAATGCTTGATTTGCCTGTAATTCGGCAATAGCTATATTCGTAGCCTGTCTTGTATCTTCTTGAATCTGTGCAATGGCTTCAGCTTTTTCAAGTTCACTTAATGCTTGGTTGTTTTGAAGTCCAGCCATCGCCGTCTGAGCGGTTATCTGCATTTCCTGCTGAAGTTCAGCGATTGCCTTTGCTTTATCCAGTTCACCAAGAATGGTGGTTTCTCTAAGTTGCTGTTGAGCAAGCTGTCCTGCTGTCTGAGCATCAGACTGTATCGTGGCAATAGCTTCGGCTTTATCCAACTCATTTATAGCCGCGCTGTTCTGAAGAGCCTGAATTGCAAGCTGTGCTTCTTTTTGCATCTCAGCCTGAGTAGTGGCAATGTCTTTTTGCGCCTCAGTACCAGCAAGTGTTGCCTGAAGCTGCTGCGCTCCCGTTCCTAGGATGGTTGCCTGTTCGAGTCTGGCTAACTCTTCTGCTTCCTCAGATCGACGTTCGGCTATTTGCTTATCTATGCCTGCTACATCACCTGCCGACAATCTTTGGATTTCAGCAATTTTTTGGTTTGTCTCAGCAGTGATCCTGTCCCGCTCCATCTGGCGGTCGATATCTTCTGATCTCAGGTTAACTTCTGCTTCGCGGGCTTCCCGCTCTAACGCAGCAAGCAACTCGCCACTCGCCAGTTGATTTTCAAACTGCTGCATAGCTTCAGTATGATGAAGTTGTTGCTGCTGTTGCTGAGTCTCCCACTGCCCTTTCTGAATCTCAAACTGCTTCATAGTTTCAGCATGTTGTCGATCAGATGCCTTATCAGACTTTTCTCCCTGATGTATCAACAGGTTGTATTCGTTCGTTGCCGCCTGTTGCTGGAGTCGGAATTGAAGGTCTTCTTTTTGATTTAAGTAATTAAATTCCTGTTGCCTGTTAAATTCAGAAATCTCAGCAATTTCTACATCGGCATCAGCCCTTATCTGTGCAACATCTTTTGCAGAAAGCCCCTCTTCCTTGGCATAGGCAAGCTGACTATCCTTGTTCATCTTGGCTATTTGAAATGCTCCCGCATTATCAAGAAGGGCAAGTTGCTGCTTGTTAACATATCCAGATTGTTCGGTAGCAATATCCATAGCCATCGCAACCCATGGATTAAGCGACTGGATTCCTGTGGACTCATCTGTATAAATTAACTTGGCATCTTCGCCTTGAAGTGTTTGCAGAAACTGTTGGGGGTTATCAATAAGGTCTTCGATTTTTATAGCTTCGCCAGACTCAGCAAGACTATCTCCCAGAACAGTCCAGAAATTACCTCCATCTCCAGCCGCACTTCCTCCCAGCATCCACGCATTTGCGTTCTTGTTATATTCTGCTATTGCATCATCAATCCACTTAGTGCCTTTTCCGGTTTCTCCGCTGATCTTTTCTTTAGTGTCGTCTATTGAGGCTTCTCTATTATTTTCTATATTTTGTTTTGCCGTGTTCTTGTAGCCGCTATCAGTAAGATCGAACGAGGCAAGTCCTTGGTCAATATTGGCTATCGTAGGGTTAAAAGAACTTTGAGGAGGCGAACGTCTAAAAGCTGTCGTATCCATATCTGGATAGTTTTCGCTGACATCTCCAGTTCGACCCGTAGTTCGATAAAAGTCAATAGTATCTGCGTCTTTTGTTATGACAGCGTTCATTAGAGGAACACCGAGGAATAAGTTGTCATCCTGCGGCCCACCAGCAAAGGTGAAAACTATATTGCTGTCTAGTCCAGTAACGTGCATTATCAACCGACGTGCCTGATCGTCGTTAACAATGGGAGAACCCGGCCCACCTATATATATTTTATTTTGGTCAGGATTTACAAACCCCTGAAAAGAACTCCGGTATTCTTCTGGAATTTCGTATGTAAAGTTAGCCATTTATATACTCCCAAACGGGTTCATCGGACGACGTTGTTGCTTCTGCTTACCGCCCGGAGGGTCAATCTCTGCATCCTGAATCTGCTTCGGGATGGTCTCAAGGTATCGTTTCGCGATCTCGTCAAATTGCTCAACAGCCTGTGTTATGACATTAGTTGGCTTGTTTTTCTTTGCCACTATCTTCCAAGTCCTGCTGGTAGTTGTGAGGTCGGTACTCGTCTGCTGCCGTCACGGGCAGGACTACTTATCTGCCTTGCCGTCAAATCTGCCTCGCCAATAGACCCCGGCATTACTGGTCTCGTCGTAGTGGGTGCGCCTGTCCCCGGAGTCTGAGGTCTGGTTCCAGCCTGATTACCCTGCTGGAAGTTACCTGCGTTAGGAAGTTGTGTCGCTCCCTGCGTGTCAAGGATACTGGTTGCGATATCTGCTGCCTCGTTATTAGTTGCACCTGCCGCCTCAACTATATTCTGGATAAGCGGTACTCTGGCTGCTGCCATACCTTCGAGGAGTCCCTGAATCTGTTCTGACTGCATGAACTTCTCAGCCAGTAACTTTGCCTGAACTTCGTGAGCGTTCGACACCCCGGCTTCACGCAGGGCAGTGTCGTGGTCTACAAATCCTTCTCGCCATTTTGTTGCCCAGAGGTTGAGGGTTCTTTCCCTTTCCTCAGGAGCAGTTGGATTAAGCTGAACGAAGTTAACGACATGGCCCTTAATGTCCTTCGGTGATATTGTGGCATCAATAGAGCCAGACTCTGTTTGACCCCAGACCGTAATCCTGTCCCTAATGACGTACTGAACAATATTAAGGATAATCTCATTTCTGTGCTGGAGTCCTCTCTGTGATCCGTCCACGTAAGCAGCAAAATTGAGACGGCTGATACCGGACAGAACCGCCGTCTCGTAACCAGAGGCTGAACCTGACGGACGCTGACCACGCGTTACCGACGGTGCTGTATTGGATTCCAACGCTTCATCCAGTACACCCTTGGCTATAAGAATTGACTGTGGCGGCTCAGGAACTTTCTGAACTTCAACCTGCACTTGAGGCGGAAGGTTGTTCCGTGAGCCGGGAGCCTGATCGTATTCTGCCTGAACTTCTTCCGTCATGCCCGGTGGGCCTTGGAAGTTGGTGACAGGCCACGCTGACTTGTTCACAATATCGAGATAGTGAGATGCGAGTTGTGATTCTGCCCGTATCATGTCGAAGTTGCCATCGAGTATTCCTCGATACAAATCTTCGGGCTTGTTACCCAGAGTGACCAGTCCTGTCTGAGGCCAGTACATTGTCCACGGCAGTGTCATGTAGCCATGTTTTCGCGGCTTCATAACCCATGCCTGCTCTGCGATATATGCGACCTGCGACTGCGTCCATATCTCTATGAACTGCACGTTGCCGTCGTTCGGGCCTTCCCATCCGGGGAAGTGGGCATGTATCCATGTTGCTTCGACATCCCAGAAGTGCATTACCCATCTTGGGTTGAACTGGTTGTTGGTATCCCAGACACACTGCTGTGGATTCACGGCTTTCGCGACGATAGGCCACGATATTGCCCGTTTCTCCATTACAGCGTCGAGGTCTTCTTTGTACCTGTTTACGTCACCGGAATCGTCCGGTGGCTCAGGAAATTCCGCCCATCTGTTTCCAGCAAACTCTGTCTTCTCCCATGCGACTCCATAGGAAGCCATATGGAAGTTAATGATCCGTCGGGTAGGGGTGTCCTGTTCGAGCCTATGATTTGCTCCCCTCAGGAATTTTTCTATTCGTTCTGCCCGTGCCTGACCTCTTGGGCCGGGTGGCGGAACAGTAACGTCGATAAATGGCGGGGTTATATGGTCGGTGAGTGTCTTTACGGTGGAGTGTGCCGTACCCAGTCTAATCTGTGTTCCGTCTTCCGTGATCGGAAAGTCGAATTCACCCTTTATGAACTCATCGGATGTCTGGCATTTTCTCCAGAACTTGGAGAACTTCATGCGTCCCCGGCTGAGTTCTGACTCTATCCATGACAGCGAGAGCGTCGGCTCTGACTGTGATGGGGCTTTCTCCAATGCGATGCTCTCGTCAGACACCGTCTGCTTCATGGAGTTGACAGTAGTTCCATTCAAATATGAGGAGACCATAAACCGTTCTTACATTTTTACGGGTTCACCGTTTATAACCACGTCTACCTCGTCGAGTACCTCTGCGTAACGCTCTTCCCTGACACCTTTGAAGAAAGAGCCTTTCCTGCGTCTACGCATGGTATTGAGAGGTCTTAGTGGTTCAGCACCCTTGAAAGACTTCTTTGTGCGCGCTTTCTGAGCATACTCTACTGGGTCGCATCCATGCAAGGCTAAAACTTCTGCATCTACCCAGTCGTCGTGTTTTCCTGAAATAGTCGTGAATACGTGTCCACGATTGGCAGTTTCCTTGTGTGAAATGTCCATTAACTGGGTTGACAGCTTTGTCCAGTCAACTGGGAAAGTGACCTGTTCGTGTTCGAGTGCAACTCGATATGGTAGAAATAGGTCATGGTACTTAGATACTGGAGTGAAATTAAACGCTATTACTGGGATTCCTTCCGCGAGCATCTCGTTGTACATGATGTCCCTTGCGAATTGCCCACCAAGTCCGGTGGAGTCCATGACGATCTGTTTGAGGTTCCATCTTCTTGCCTCGGTACGAACTACCTCCATCTGGATAGTCCAGTCTGTCTTGAGAAGTTCTGTTGCGTAGACGGATTCTCTTGTTCGTCGGTTCTTTATAATCAGGACTGTTGCGTCATTTGAGCGTCCAAGGTCGAGTCCAGCGACGTATTCGTCATTTGGCTTGGGCCTGAGCAACTGCGTGGCGATTGCTGCCTTATCGACTTTCCTGAAGAACGCCCCGACACCTTCGGGTTGTATTGCCATGTAGAGACGATTCCAGTCGTCTTCCATCATGGTTTCCTTGTCATCCCTGATTTCTTCTTTTTGGTCTTCGGTGAGGAGCGGGTTGTCAAATGCAGTCCAAGAGAACGCTTCTCTCCTTGAGGAAGGTTTTTCCTTGGCGCGCTTAAAGTTCCTTGCGAACCAGTGTCCGGGTGATACCGGGGGTATTCCCTCGACGAGCGCACGTCCTGCTCTTCCGGGGCTTGAAAGTGTGGGTCTTAGCTTGTTCCAGCCGATTTCGGCAATTTCCTGTGCTTCGGTTATATGCAGGAAGTCGAGTCCTACTGACTGCAGCGACTCCGGGTTATCTGCGGATTTGAGTTCCCAGAAAACTACAGGTCTTGGTCTTGGCTTTCCGTCTTTTCCACGTAGCCATCTGCCGTTATTGTCTTTGAATACGAGCCATACATGCAGCGCGTCTTCCTTGAATCCTGATCCTCTGCCACCGCCAAGTTTATTTTCTCTGTAGGGGTTTGTCTTTGAGACGAGATGTTCGGGAATAAATGCCTGCATCTCGTTCCAGACCTGATACATCTGTGCCTTGGTAGGGGCTACTGTCCAGACATGGATAGCAGGAACGAGTCTTGCTTCCTCTGCGTTCATCTGGTTGTCGGGATCATTTGGAAATACGACGTATTCCTGTGAGAGTTCCTCTATGACAGCGAGGTCTTCCTCAAGTGCAGACCGGGTCTTTCCGCCACGCCGCCCCGTCTGATTCCATTTCACCTTCGCCTTTGACTGGTGAAGTTTTAGCTGGTGTTCATGGGGCTTATAGGGCATTAACTAGCCTTGAATGATGCAAGTCCTGAATCGTCGGATATGGGGTTTTCCACCTGCTCGGTATCCTCAGCCCATTTTGCGTGTGCTTCGATATCTCTTCGTTCCTGAAAGGGTTCTGCCATATCGAGCATTCCGTTTTTCTCAATGACATCCCTGTGGAAGTTTATGGCTTTAGGGTCTGCTTCCAGCATGGCATATGCTGCAAGTTCACCTTCCCTCATGTAGACGGTCTTCAACTGCGAGGTTGTCACTGCATGTTTCCAGCCTCTTTTTGCAGGATAGCCTTCATCGTCCCTGTAGGCTTCGAGTGCCTGCTCGAAAGTAGGGGTGGCCTTGATAAGTTGCTTTATGGATTCCCACTTCCATCCCCACACTTCAACCATGTCCTCGATGGCTACCTCAGACGATCCCCAATCTTCAAGGCTGGCATATACCCGACGAAGTCTCCTAGGCCATTCCTTCCAGCAGGGAACAGAGCCAGTTACACGGGACGCAATTTTGTCATATCCATTTGCCATACAGGAAATCTAACACAAATTTTTTATTTTGCACAACCGTTAAACCGTTAACTGAAATACACCGTAGCCGTTAAGAGCGAAGGTGTATTTCTACCGTTAACCGTTAACCGTTAACCGTTAAGGGAAATCACATACGAAATACACTCCTTGTTCCGAGAACACCGTGTATTTCTTACTCGAAACCCCCAAGTAGAACGGGTAAAACCGTAATACACCGATAGTGTATTTGCAGTGTATTTAAGTGTATTTGCATTTTCAGCACTGTGAGGGGTACACAAGGAAAATGCTCTGGCACGGGCGGGTATCGGCGACCCCATCAGGGCAGATATCGCCGTTTGGGGGGGCTGCCCCCCCCGGTCAACTGCTCAAAACGGGGGCTGCCTGACCACATCCCTATTGACCCGCGGGGGCATACGCTCGCGGTCTACTAATTGCCCCCGTGTCCCCCGTGCGTGCGACCCTTAGCGGGGGTCTTATCGCCCATATTGCCCATAATCGCTACAAACTCCGTAATTACTAGTCAATACCCCTATAGACAGCCCCCAGAATCCGTTTATACGATTACGAAGTAATCGACAACAGAATAAATCAAACAACCCCGCTACGGGGGGCGACCCAAACAGGAATGCCCAGATGCTGCCAAGTGAGCAGCCATTCCGACCCCAGTCCCATCGTAGTAACGAGAACCCCGGCTAGAACCCGGCTCTCACACATAGCAGCACCAACGTCGATCACGATTGAGTACAACCTTTTATTGCGGGGGGTCTGCCCCCCGTGGAGTAAATTAGTAATGGCACCAAAGTCACAAACTAAATCACGAAGACGCTCTACACCTAAGCCATCAGGGCAAACAGTCCCCAAG